CGTACCCGGTTGGAGGCGTTGGGCTATCCGGTTACGGAGGTCAACGCCACGACCTTACAATTTACTTTCCGGGGTTCCCCGGTTACATTATACCCGTATTTCGGTTGGTTTACCGGGCGCACCATTACCGATGGACGGGGAATTAAGAACCTATTAAAACAAATACCTATGCGATTTGCATTAAGAAAACAAGAAAAGATAAAAGCGTATTTTGAGCCAAACGGGGACGAAATGTTGAACCGGATAAAAGAAAGTTTAACCCGGTATTTTTCCGCCGACCGTTCAGATTTCCCGGATGGATATAAAGAAATTGAAAGCGATTATAACCAATTGCCGGGGGAACCGTACCCGACTATTGCAATAAACGACGTCGGGAATGAAAACCGTATGATTGAGTTCTATGTTACCGGGAAACAATACGACGTTTACCATGTTGCGTTTAAGGGATTTACAAAGGGTTAATATATGGGACTGATAAAAAGGAATTGCGACAATTGCGGCAAAGAATACAACGCCGATACCCGGAATTTACGCCGGGGTTGGGGACGTTGTTGTTGTAAGAGTTGCGCCGCCCAATTGAGGGAAAAGAATAAACCCGGATATAACCCGGAACGGGTCGCCGTAAATAATGTACGTCGGGAATGTTGGACGGATTGCCCGGAACCGGAACGTTACCCGTTAAGTTATGACGGGGCGGATTTCGACCAATGGGGCGATTGTGAATTTGGAATACATGATTAAAAAGATAACCCCAGACGCAATAAAGTAACGCCGGGGGTTGGTACGCAGTAACCGAGAGCGATGTTTGAGGTTATGCGGTGCAACAAAATTAGTGCTTTTTATCTGTATTACAAGCGTCCAACGTGAACAAATATAATATTCAAAGGTTTTATTTAATATACCAAAAATAAATCTTATATTTGCAGCAAAATAAAAGATATGGAAGAATGGAAAGAAATAGCAGATTTTGAGGGACTATATTTAATTAGTTCTTTTGGTAGGGTAAAATCAATTATCAATAATAAGATTTTAACCCCTTGTATAGTAAGAGCCAACGGGTTAGTTGTTGGATTAATGAGAAACGGAAAGGTTGAGAAAAGGCAAGTTAGCCGATTAGTTGCGGCGGCTTTCATTCCGAACCCGGAAAATAAACCATGCGTTGACCATATCGACGGGGTGCGTTTTCATAATTTCGTTGAGAATTTGCGTTGGTGTTCTATTAATGAAAATAACAATTTTGATATAGCCATAAGAAACAAAACAAAATACGATTTCCCAATTGAGGGAATAGATGAAAACGGGAATGTTTGTATTGAGTTTCAGAATTATAAAGATGCACATAAAAAGGGTTATTATAGGCATTTGATAAAACAAAGCGTTGATACAGGCAAACCATATAAGGGTATAATATACAGAAAGAAATGAAGATAAAAGAGAGCGATTTATTAAAACAATTGGCGACCGATAGCGGGAAAACAGCCAAACAAGTTTCCGAAATTGTCGTTTCGGAATTACTCAAAAACAAAGTTATTGAGGACGACCCGGACAATTGGGGCGTTTCCGTTTTCGATGCAATAAACGAGGACGTAACCGAGGAACAAACCGCCAATTGTTATGCGGCAATTTCCGAGGCGTTGGGCGTGTATCTGAAACGGGTATATTTCATTGTCCCGGATTTGGATTTAATGGGTAACGACGATTGCCCGGAATGCGGCGGCGAAATGGAAGTTACCGACGGCGAATATAAACAGACCGGAGGCGACGGATATATTACCCCGTATGAATATACCCCGACTTGGGAGGAAAGAACGTGTAAGCATTGCGGACACGTTGAAAGCGACGAACCAAGTTATTAACGATTAATATTAAAATCATGGAAGTAAGATTAAGAGTAAACGAAGCGATTGCAAAGGCGCAAACCGCCGGAATGAAAGTTTATAAAAAAGAGGTTGCCGCCCGGTTATGGGAGGGACGCACCGAAAGCGCACAACAAGTTAATATGACTAACTTATGTAACGGAACGACTAAACAGATACGCCCGGAATGGGTTGTTATCATTTGCGAAATGTGTAATTGTACCCCTAATTATTTGTTTGGATATGAAGAATAACGGGTTACAATGGTTTGAACGCATGGCGGACGTTATGTTTTCCGATAGGTTCCAAGCGAAAGCGATTATTGCGACGTTTGGAACGTTGGGCGTTGTTTGTCTGATTGGCGCATTTTGGAACCCGTGGCAATTGATGTTTGCGGGTATGTGTGCCGCAATGGTATTATGTGGATTTTCAGAATTAAAAAAGAGTAGAAAATGAGAGCGAACAAAAAGAAACCGGAAAACCCGGTACAAAAGACGGTCGAAAGTTTGGGAGCCGTTCCCGCCGACCAATTCCCGGAAATTACCGAGGAACAACAACAAATAATCCCCCCGTTTGAAGCGGTCGAGGTTGAGCAACCAACCGGAATATTTGAGATATTGCCGGGCATGACGGTTGAGGAAATGACGGCAATGTTTTTTGATGAAAAAACGTTGATTGAACCCCCGTATAAGGTTTGGCAATTGAATAGTAAGGGACACCGCTATTATTACCGATATGACGACAACGGGAACCCGGAGTTTTTCCCGTCGGTTACAACGATATTGTCCCAAACGTTACCCAAAGCCCCGCACTTAATACAATGGATTGCCAACAAAGGCATTGAGGAAGCGGAACGATACAAAGGCGAACGGGCGGCGTATGGTACGTTTATGCACGCCGCATTTGAGGAATTATTAATTAACCGGGCTTATGATTTGGACGGGTTAAAAGGCAAACTAAAAGAATATATTGAGGTTTACCGATTGCCGGACGATTTTATATATTATGCCGACGATTTGAAAAAGGACGTATTGGCGTTTGCTCAATTCGTATTAGATTACGACGTGCGCCCGTTGGCGGTTGAAATTGCTTTAGTGCATCCATATTACAAGTATGCCGGAATGATTGATTGCCCGTGTACCATGTTGGCAAAGATAGGCGGCGACGAACGTATTAACGCAATCGTCGATTTTAAGAGTGGACGAAAAGGATTTTACGAGGAAAGCGAAATACAATTAGGGATGTACCGGGATATGTGGAACGTCAATTTTGAGCAATTCCCCGTTACCCGTATTTTCAATTTCAGCCCGAAAGATTGGCGCAAACGTCCGTCGTACAATCTGAAAGAACAAACAGATAGCCCCAATATTCGGAAAATCCCGTATCTATTGGAAATTGCGGCTATTGAGGACGAAAAGAAAGATAATACGTTTACGTCGGTTAATGGTATGGTATTGTTAGACAATGCCCCGGATTTAACGCAAAACGTAATATCCTTATCGTTGGCGGAATTGATTAAAACTAAAGCCCCAAAGGAGCCGACCCCGGACGAAAATACGGACGCCGCCGAGAAAGTCAAGGCGGATGCACCGGAACCGGAAAAGGAGCCAAAGAAAACAACCATTGTTAAACGTGTGTCCAAAAAGGCAAAGGAGCCGGAAAAGAAAGCCGCCACGGGCAAAACGACCGTAAAGCGGGGTAATACCACGGAAAAGAAAGTAAAGCCCGCAAACGAGCCTAAAAAGCCCAAAAATGAGAGTAGGAAAAAGATGTTGAACGACGACCCCGAAATTTGAGATATGAAAAAGATTAAAATAATTACGAGTTCGTCCGAATTGGAACAATTCGTTAATAGAACGGATATTGAGGTTATCCAAATGGATATAAAAGCAGTTGAACAAAATTGTTTTGCACAAGAATGGTTTATTGCAGTAATATTTTATAAAGAGTTATGAAAGGCAGAATAAAGCGACCGGAGGCGCAACAATCCCGTTTGATATTGCCCCGTGTCGGTCAAATAAAAATCGGTATGAAAAACGCAAACGGTTATCCGCAAAGTGTTGATTACTTCATACCAACGGGAAAGTATGCCGGGTTATTTACACAGGCATACGGCGAAAAGCCGCAAACAATACAAATTGTTTTCCCGGACGACGACCCGGCAAAAGTATGTAACGAGCGTTACGAATACCGGGACGACGACGGGCGATTGATTGCGGCGGGCGATGGCGACACGTTCCAAGTATGGGACGGAAAAAAATACGAAACGTTGACAACGGAAAAATACCCAAATTTAATGCAGTCAATAACGAAGCGTTACCCGAACAAAAAGAGCCGCCAACCCGATTGCGACGGTTGGGAGGTTACATTAACGCTAAACTTTATTGTCCCTTTGGTTCGTGGCGTTGCCGGGGTTTGGCAATTTGCCACAAAGGGAACGGCGTCCACAATCCCGCAAATACGGGAAACGTTCGACGGTATGTTAGCGGAACGGGGATTTTGCAAAGGCATTATCTTTGATTTGAATGTACAATTTGCCACGACCCAAAAGCCGGGCGACCGTTCCCGTTTTCCCGTCGTGTCGTTGGTTCCCAATGAGAGTGCCGACAATGTTTTAAAAGTACGTAAGGCGTGGGAACCGATTAAAGAATTGGAGGGCGGGAAAAATGATTAAACCTAAATTTACGCCGGAAATAGGAGAAAAAATAAATATTAATCGTCGCAACCATTTCCATATAACGGCAATATGCGTTGAAGATACCGAAAGGGATTGCAATGTATGTGTTTTGGATAGTTTCCCGGATATATGCAAGCGTTGTAATTGTGGGGTTGATGTAAGAGCGGACGGGAAAAGTATAATATTTAAAGAGGTTGATAATGACAATAAGGGATAGCAATTTTATAACCATATTAGCCCCAATGATTACGAAACTTAAATTGAAAGGTAACGAATTGTTGGTTTTTGCTTTGATACATGGTTTTAGTCAAGACGGCGAAAGCCGTTTTAAGGGTTCATTGCGGTATCTTATCGAATGGACGGGATTAAATAAAAGCACGGTTATTAAGTTACTCAAACAATTAGTTGATAAACAGTATATCAATAAGTTTGAGTACGAAAAAAATAAGGTGCGTTATTGTGAATATACGTCTAATTATTGGGTTGCTTTGGAGTGGTTGGAAAATCCAACTACCCCCCGGTTGGAAAATCCAACTACCGTGGTTGAAAAATCCGACACAATAAAGATAGATGATATTAATAACTCTTTTGATAATGATAATACCGGGGTAAAGAACCCCGTATTATTCCCCGATGAAGAAAAAAAAGTTGAGGAACCAAAAGAGAAAAAAACATTGTTCCGCAATTCAGATGTTTACAAAATGGTTAAATTTGAAAACGGCATTGGCGTGGATTATTCAGAGTTTGAAAGTAAGTTTGCGACCCCGGAATTTGAAAAGGTCGATTTGGTTTATTACTTTCATTCTGTTAGCGATTGGAGCGACCAAAAGAATATGAAGCGCACTAAAAACGGTTGGTTGGCGACCGTCCGTAATTTCATACGGGGGGACGTCGAAAAGAAAAAATTGCATTTGAAACCCGAATACAAAGCCCCAACGCAAAGATTGAACGTTGCCGGGGCTATTGAGTATTTGAAAGACGATTATTAAGATGGAAACATTACCCGAAAAGACAAACAGATTGCCACAAACGTTGCCCGAAAAAAGACAATCCGCCGCCGTTTTGCTTTATAGTGGAACGGCAAAAGCAATTGAGGTGCGCCGGGCGATGGTTGAATTACCGGAGGTTGCCAAAGCATTAACCCCGGTCGAAAAGTATATTTTCGTGGCGTCCACAAAAAAACAGATTGCCGAGATTGACGATGAAACGTTGATTGCCAAAACGGGGCAAATGTTCCGGTTTATCGCAAAGGACGTGGGGTTTATCATTCCCACGGAAAACCGGGACGATTGGACGTATATTTGTACCCGATTGTTGGATTTACTCAAACGCTATTATTCGCAATTAACATTGTCCGAGGTTAAATTAGCGTTTGAATTGCTGATTACCGGGGAATTGGACGACTATTTGCCAAAGGATAGGGACGGCAACGCCGAAAGGAAACATTACCAACAATTCAACGCCGATTATTTTGCAAAGGTATTGAACGCATATTGCCGGAAACAAAACCAAGTTATCGGCAAAGCATATACAGCGTTGCCGGAACCGAAAAAGGAGTTAAGCCCGGAGCAAATCCGGTATTATCGCAATCAATCGGTTATGACTTGTTTAATGTGTTTTATGCGCTATAAATATACCGGGCGTTTAGTGTTTGGATTAACCGACGAAATGTTTGTTTATAATTGGTTGTTGGGCGTTGGGTTAGCGGATGAAGTGAAAGAAACCGAGGACGACCGGAAAGAAGCGTATAACCGATTTTTGGCACGTGCCGCCCGTGGGTTCGTTAATGAATTTACCGTTTACCACGTTCGGAAACAAGGAACCCAAAGCCCGGAAATTGATTATACAGCCTTTGAGGTTGCCCGGCGCAAAGAAATTAAACGGACGTTTGACCGAATGATTAAGGACGAAATTTATATCTATCATTATTTAAGGTTTGAAAAATGAAAAAAAGAGTTTCAGCGACAAAGTTGTACCGACTTTGGGAAAGTATAAAAGCCCGTTGTTATAATCCTAAAAGAAAGGATTATAACAATTATGGAGGTCGTGGAATAACTATTTGCAAAGAATGGTTTTGTTTTGATGCCTTCAAAAATTGGGCTTTAGAAAATGGATATAACCCCGGTTTAGAAATTGACCGGATAGATAACGACGGGATATATAGCCCGGAAAATTGCCGTTTTGTTACTCATTCGGAAAATAATAGAAATAGGCGAATACGCCGAGATAACACAACCGGATATAAGGGAGTAACCCGGCATAAACAAACCGGGAAATATAATTATGAAATTCAAATCGACGGAATACGATACAGAAAGAGCGGTTTTATAACTGCAAAGCAAGCGTATGACGAACGATTGATTAAGATTGAACAAATAAAAAAGATGTTATGAAAATAAATTGCATTATAGGCATAGACCCCGGAAGCAATGGGGGTATTGTGGTTTGGCGACCCAACCACAACGCAACGGCAATTAAGATGCCTAAAGACATTAACGAGATACGGGATTTTCTCAACTATTACAAAGAGATTTGCACGCCGATTGTCTTTTTGGAAAAATTGAGCGTTCGCCCGGACGACGTAACAGTTGGCGATACCGGGGCAAACATGGGTAAATTGTACCGCATACAAAAGATGTTGCAAAACTTTGAGCATTTGAAAGCCATTATAACCGTCGCCGAAATACCGTTTGTTTTGGTTAATGCGATGAAGTGGCAAAACGACCTTAAATTGCGTATCAAGGTCAAAGGGAAAAAGGAAGAAAAGGCAGACCGCAAACGACGGTTCCGGGATATTGCCGGGAAATTGTACCCGGAGATTACCCCGGCGTTGTGGAATGCGGACGCAACGTTAATTATGCACTTTGGACGGTTCATTTTGCAGAATAACCCCCGTTGGGTTTTGGAAAATTTGCCCCAACAAATGCACAACCGTTTATTTTAAGCCCGTAGGGACGTTTAATTATTCAAATGGTTACTTATATGACAGACGAAACAAAAGCCCCGCAAATCGAAAATCCCGAAAAAATAACGGCAAAAGATTTGGCGGAAATGGTAAAACAGATGCGGCACAACCAACGACGTTGTCAACAGAACCCAACCCCGGAAAAATTGGCAACGTTGGAAAGTTGGGAACGCAAAGTTGATGCGGTCGTTGCTGTTTTGACCGATACACAAATGAAATTGTTTTGATATGGACGAAATGGATTATATCTATTTAGGCGACCGATTGACCCGCCCGGAATTGCGACGTATGCCGTGCCGGGCGGTTCGTCGTTCCGATGGTAAATGTATAAGAGGGCGCAACGGCAATATGTTAGTTGAGTTTAACGGCGGCGGTAAATGCGTTGTTTTGGGGCGATTATTGCGGAAAATAAAAAAATAGCCGAAAATAAAAAATAAAAGTTTTGGTATATCCATTATTTTACATATATTTGCGGCATGAAAAAAGGTAAATACTTAATAGAATATGATTGTTACGTTGCTGAAAATGGCAATATAACGCAAAATGATAAGGAAATAAAGCCTTATTTGAACGGTGGCTATATGACTGTAAAATTAAAAATCAATGGTTTAAAAGTTATGCGGGTTCATAGATTGGTTGCTTTGGCGTTCATTCCCAACCCGGACAATAAACCATGTGTTGACCATATCGACGGGAATAAATTAAATAATCATGTTAATAATTTACGTTGGTGTACTATTGGCGAGAACCTAAAATTTGAGAACGTTAAACGTGTATCAAAATTATATCCCGTTAAACGTATTGATAAATTAGGTAATATTGTATGTTTTGATAATATTTTAGATGCGTGTGTTTTTCCTTGGCAAAAGTATGTAATATTACAGGTATGTAACGGGAAAAGAAAAACATACAACGGTTATAAATGGGAACATAACGACCCGGCGATTTCCGGGAAATAAATAAATTTAAAGAGCGATGTATATTAAGAAATTGGAATTGTTGAATTTTCAAGTTATCAAAGAGTTCAACGCAGATTTTGAGGGTAATGTATATTTCATTACCGGGGACAATGAGTTAGGCAAATCAACCCTTTTAAAAGCAATCGGCGCAATGTTGACCGGGAACCGGGACGCCGTGTTGAAAAATGGCGAGGACAAAGGATTTGCAAAAATGGTTGTAGGTAACGACGGCGAAAATTACGAGGTCGAATTAAAGTTTACCAAAGCCAACCCACGGGGGACGTTATCCATTAAATCCCAAACAACCGGGATGCGTTCGGATAACGTTTCAATGCTGCAAAAGATTTTCGGCTACCAAGACTTTGACGCCGTGGAGTTTTCCCGTTGGAGCGAAACCGCCGAGGGACGCCGCAAACAAATTGAGGTTGTAAAGGCTTTGTTGCCGGAAAAGGTGCGCACCCGTATTGCTGAAATAGACGCCGAGGTTACGACCGTTAAGGACAAACGAAAGGACGCCAACGCCGAGGTCAAGACGTACACAACCATTTGCGCCAACGCTGAAAAGCAATTGAAACCCGGCGACGTCAAAACGTATGCCGAGAAAAAGGATATTACGGCGTTGATGGAAGAGCAAAACGAAAATGCCCGGTTGATTGAGAAAGCGAAAACGGTACGCCAAGCCCGGCAACAAAGGATTGAACAATTGGAGGCAATCCCCGGACGAATTAAAGAGGCGGAAGAAACCCGAAAAAGTAATATTAAGGCAATCGACGACAAATTAGCCGCCGAGGAAAAAGAAGTTGCCCGGATAATTGCCGAGGCAAACGCCCGGTTGGAAAAAGCCAAAGAAGATGCGAAAGCCAACAAAAAAGCCATTGAAAACGATTATAAGGAAACGTTGCAAGTTATCGTAAACGACAAATCCGAGTTTGTGAAACGCAAAGCGAATGCCGACAAATGGTTAGAGGAATACGAAGCCAACAACCCGGAACAATTAGACACGGCGGAACAACTGAAAAAAGCCGAGGAACACAACCGTATCAATGCGTTGGTTGTGGATTACATGGCAAAGAAGAAACAAAAGGAAGCCGCCGAGAAAACCGCCCGCACGTTTGAGGACAAATTAGGCGCATTGGCAAAGGAACGGGAAACGCTTATTGCGACGTCCGAATTACCTATTGCCGGGCTTTCATTTACGGACGACGGGTTAGAATTAAACGGCGTGCCATTCGTAGCCGGAAAAGTTTCAGATAGTCAAATTATGGAGGTTGCCGCCAAACTGATTATTGCAAGCAATCCGACGGTTAAAGTATTCCGCATTGCGAGGGGCGAAAGTTTAGGCGAAAAGCGTTTGCAAGCGATTATAGACATTGCAAAGGCAAACGGTTTTCAAGGCTTCATAGAGGAAGTAAAACGGGGACAAACCGATTTAGTAGTTGAGGAATACACAGAAAACGAATAATAACCGGGGGCGGGCTTTCCGTCCCCTTAAAATCTAAAACAATGGCATATACATTGAACGATAATTTGAAACGTTGGGCGGAACAATACGAAACCGCCGAGTTTATCCAATCCGACCCGGTGCAAATCCCGCACCGTTACGATAGCCGGGTAAATATTGAGATTAGCGCATTTGTTACGGCGTGGATTGCGTGGGGTTCACGCAAACAGATAATCCAAAAGGCGGATTTTATCGACCGGGAAATTTTCAAGGGTGCGCCGTATCATTATATTGTTGGAACCGATACGCAGGGAGCCGCCCCGGAATGGAAGCAATACAAAGGCAGTAAAGAGAATTTTTATAGAACGTTTACATACGCCGATTTTCACGACCTTTGCGCCCGCTTATTTGACGTATATAGTAAGTTTGAGAACATGGAAAAGGCATTGCAAGCGCAACCGGGCGGGCGTCCGTTGGAACAATTGCAACGTCTTTTCGGCGATGTTAAGGGCGTGCCGGATATGGAAACGAAAAGCGGTTGCAAACGCCTATGTATGTTTTTGCGTTGGATGTGTCGCCACGGTTCCCCGGTTGATTTTGGATTGTGGACGATTTGCGACCCCCGTAATTTGATTATTCCATTAGATACCCACGTACATAAACAAGCGTTGCGGTTGGGGCTTGTAAAACGTCGGACGCCGGATTTGCAAACAGCCATTGAGATAACCGACCGTTTCGCCGAGATATTCCCGGACGACCCAACAAAGGGGGATTTTGCGTTGTTCGGTTATGGAGTGAATAACGGTAAGGTTGCACCCGTTACGACGGAACCGGAGCCGGAAAAAGAGCAACCAACCGCCGTGGCTGATTTGTCAATTGCCGACGTTCTGAAAATGCGGTTGTTTTATGACAACGCCGCCGCCGAGGTTCGGGAAATATGGGAAAGTCGGGAAAAAGCCCGCAAAGCATTGAAAGCAACCGAGCGTTTGAAAGCGCACCCAATCGACGGGTTGCACAATGCCGGATTGTTGGAGCCGGGCGAATTTGTTGCTGCATTTGCAAAAGTATTGGATAAGCGGGAAACGAAGTTATCACGGGCGGAACGGGACGTTATCCATACAATCGGAATGACAGCGTTTAATAAGACAATGAAAAAATTAATAGCCGATGAAAAAGCGAGAAATAACAGCAACGGGGACAATAAACAATAACGGCGGGTTGGCAATGTACATGGGGGAATTAAACGAGTTTTTCAAGGGTTGGAAAGGTTCCCGCATTATTGCCCGGTTTATTGTAGCGTCCCCCGGTTCGTCCGAGGCTTTGAAAGGGTATTATTTCAACTATGTTGTACCGACGTTTAAGCACGCAATTTGGGAGGCGGGCGAACGTCTTACAGAGGAACAAACCGAACGACGTTTGAGGGAATTTTCCCCTATTATGTACGTTGAACGGGTCAACGAGGAAACGGGGGTATATTCCCACGATTTGCGCACCGTGGCGGATTTGTCGAACGCCGAGTTAATCGAACATATCGAAACGCTCAAACAGATAGCCGCCGAGGAATACAATACATTTATTGACGACCCTAAAACCCTATAATATGCCCGCTTGCAAATGTATCGAAAGAAAGAAACCCGCCAACCAACGTAAATGGCGCATATTGCAATACAAATGCAATCATTCGGCGTTTAATGGTTGGCGGTATCAACGAAGCGATTACAGCGCAATAACTTGTTTGCGTTGCCGGATGGTTTGGAGAACAAAAGCAAATTATGTTGAACAATTGCCCCGATATTCAGAGGGCGAACAATTAAATTTTGATAATGGAATTAACAGATAAAACCCCGATGCCGCAAGGTAAATTTAAGGGGCAACCGATGGAAAATGTACCGTATTGGCATTTGCTTTGGTTGGATGGAAAACCGTTTTGTAACCGGGACGTCCAAAAGTATATAGACGAAAACCGGGACGTTTTGGAGTTGGAGAAAAAGCGGGATAAATACCGCAATGAGAGCGAAAACAGTAATTAATGATTTAATATTTAAGGTTATGCAAAAATTTGATTTGAAAGATGTTTGTTTCTTTGATTGTGAAACAACCGGGGTTCCGGCAAAGGGTTTGAAATGGGATGCGGATTTTGAGCAATTCCCGCACGTCGTCCAATTGGCGTGGTCGTTGGGCGATAAGGAAAAAAGTTATATTATCAAACCCGATAATTACGAGATACCCCCGGAAACAACCGCAATTCATGGTATAACAACCGAACGGGCAATTGCCGAGGGCGTGCCGTTTGCCGAGGTTGTGGACGAATTTTTAGCGGATGCCAACGCCGCCCCGCTTGTATGTGCGCACAACATTTACTTTGATAGTTCAATGTTAAAAGCAAACGTTTTGCGCTATTGTGGACGGGAATATTACGACGCACATGTTGAGGACGCATTACATAAGGGTAAACGCATTGATACAATGATGAAAACAATTAAGTTTGTCGGCGCATTGTATTCAAACGGGCGACCGGGAAAATATCCCAAATTAGAGGAATTATATAGTAAGTTATTCCCCGGCGAAACATTCCCGGCGCATGACGCATTAGAGGACATAAGGGCGTTGCGCCGTTGCGTCCCGGAATTGGTTAATTTGGGGATTATTGAGTTAGCGCAAAAGGAATACCCGGCGGAACAACTCAAAGCCCAATTTGAGCCGGAAAAGCCCAAAGGCGGGCGCAATATTGAGTTACACGACCCCAACCCGGTAACGGAACCAATCGGAACCGGGGAACCCGCCCCGGAACCAATCCCGGAACCGGAATGCCCGGCAGTTCCGTCGAATAGTAAGACACGGGAATTGTTGGACGAAAACGAATTTTGATTAAAATCGTGCCGGGCGGGTTCCCGGCAACAAATAATATTACAATATGAGCGAAGAAAAAAAAGCCGCAAACGTTATGTTGATACCAAGCGAAAAGGCGTTTGCATTGTCGAAAGTCAAGACATTAAAGGACGGCGGGTTAGACGTACATTATGAAGTTACCGAAACAATCGGTAATGAGAGTTACACGAACAAATACCACGTCGAAAGTGCAAAGGACATACACCCGGATTTGCGGGATTGTTTCGACCGTTTGCGCCCAATCATGGGACGGATTTTTAATATTACGTCCTTTCTTTCAATGGTTGAAACGTCCGATTTCAAAGCAACCAAAAAGCAAAGCGAATTATCACGGGATTTTGCCGACGAAATGTTGAAAAACATAGAGGTTCGGGGCGTGTCGTTTTCCGGTCAAGATGATAACGTTGGGGTTGTTTTAACCGGATTGTTTACCGTGTCGAACAATCAAAAAACCGCTATCAATTCCCCCCGCCTTAAATTCAATACGGAAACGTTCGGGTTTGAGGAAGAATTAGAAGAAATTGCCGCCGACATTGAAACCGAGGTTTACGCCTTTCTTTTCAAGGGTAAAAAGGCGCAATTGGAGTTGTTCGGGGCTGATGGCGAACCCGCACCGGGTTTGAATGCCGAAAAGATAGAGGACAACGGATTGTTCCCGGATATTAACGACCCGGCGGACGACCCGGAACCGAACGACGAAACGGCGGAAATGTAAGAGTATGGAACCGTATTTGTTGACAGACCGGGACGAATACCAATAAATTTGCTATATTTGCAGCATGAACGGGGATAGGTTGGAGTAGCTACCAACTGAAAAGGGCAAGCCAACAGCCCGCCCCGTTTTTCTTAAATGTTGGCTTACTTATAAAGTTGGCAAATATGGAAAATTTAAAAGAAATTGGAGGATTTCCCGGATATTGTGTTGATAATACGGGAAACGTTTTTAGTGTTAAAACGGATGTTATGTTGAAACCGTGGAAAATAAACGGATATAATGCCGTTGGACTATATAGGAGCGGGAAACGATACGTTTTTTTAGTTCATAGATTAGTTGCGGCGGCTTTCATTCCGAACCCGGACAATAAACAACAAGTTGACCACATAAACGGAAATTTAACCGATAATCGGGTTTGCAATTTGCGTTGGGTTACACCAAAGGAAAATAGTAATAACCCGGTAACGGTTGATAAACTAAAGCGCATATTGAACAATAAACCGCATTACGCCGCAAAAGGATTGGCGCAATATGATTTGAACGGAAATTTGATAAAAACGTATATATCATTTGCCGAAGCAAAGAAAAGCGGATTTTTACGGAAAGGTATTTGTAAAAACTTAGATGGTAAAACAAAAAATTATAATGGTTTTGTATGGAAACGATTATTATAGACGACCGAGAAAGTTATAATTATGTTGTATCACGTGGCTATCAACCATTATTAGACATTAAGTTGTTTAAAATGGATATTCGTTTGAGGGTTGAGATACAACGGGAATTGTTCGGGCATTGTATTACGGGACGGGGCGCAAATATCATGGCGGCAAATGAACGCTTTTTTCGTTGGGTTTGGGAGCATAAGCCGCACCGATGCGAGGAAACATTAAAGCCATTGGCGAATTATTCCGCCGTCTATTGTTCCCACATTTTGACCCGTGGAGCGTTCCCGGAGATGGCGCATGACCCTCGTAATATAAATATCCTTTCCTTTGAATGCCATAACCGTTGGGAAAATGGCGACCGGGAACGAATGAGAATATACCCGGAAAATATGCGGTTAATTGAGTTAATGAAAACCGAATATCAACAATTAAAGTTAGTTTAATGAGAACCAAAAAGAGAACCCCCGATTTTGGAGCAATTTCCCGGTCGTCAATCAAAAAAGACTTTCAGAGGGTACAAAGATACCCCGCCGAGGAAAAACGCCCGCAAATCGAAGAATTGCCAAAAATAAACGCCGAACGTCGTATTATCCATATATCGGAAACGAGCGCATACGCCAAGTTTGCCCGGTGCATTGTCGGTAAATTGGTACGACTAAAAGAAAAAGCGAACGTTGGCGGCAATTCGTGGTATTGCGAGTTTGTGCATGACGACGACCGGAAAGCCTTAAACATGGCGGCGGGTTGGTCTGATAATAAGAAATTGTATTTGTTGGATGGTATTAAATTCAAATAATTATGAGTGTAAACAAGGTTACATTATTGGGAAATACGGGCAAAGCCCCGGATTTTAAAGAGTTCGACAACGGCGGTTGCGTTGCAACAATCACTTTGGCGACAACGAAACGAGGTTTTACTACAAAGGACGGGCGACAAATCCCGGAGCGTACCGAATGGCATAATATAGTATTGCAAAACGGTTTAGCGAAAGTTGCCAATCAGTACGTTAAAAAGGGCGATAAACTTTATATTGAGGGGGAATTAAGAACCCGGAGTTATGACGATGCGCAAGGCGTGAAACGGTATATTACCGAGATTGTCGCAACCGATATGGAAATGTTGACGCCAAAAGGAACCGGAGCCGGAACGCAAGCCCCGCCGCCGCCCGTGCCGGATGCACCCGCCCCCAACGGAACCGACGATTTACCGTTTTAATCTATGAGTATGGGAGCGATAAACGGACGGGTTATTTACAGCCCAAAGGGAAAAGCCGGGGAATATGCCGAGAACGCCGCCAACTTTTATGTTGGTTGTTCCAACAGATGCACGTATTGTTATTTGCGCAAAGGGCGGGGCGCAAAAGTGTTGGGCGGCAATACCCCGGAATTGAAAAAGGCATTACGGGAATATCCATACGCATTGGATATATTTACGAATGAGTTGTTGAAGCATAAGGACGAATTGCAAAAAACGGGGTTATTCTTTTCGTTTACAACCGACCCATTATTGCCGGAAACACAAAGGTTGACCCGCCAAGCAATCGGCGTTTGTCAACGCCACGGCGTTCCGGTTAAAGTGTTGAGCAAATGCGCCGAGGGTATCAATATTTTAATCGACTTTGCCGAGGCGTCCGAGGGTTGGGACAAATCCCGTATTGCCATTGGTTCCACGTTGACCGGATGCGACGAATTGGAACCCAAAGCAAGCCCAAACCGGATGCGTATAAACGCATTGGCACGGGCAAAACGCCACGGGTTCCCGACCTTTGCAAACGTTGAACCAATCCCCGTGGGAATGTTTGACCGGGCGTTTTCTGTAATTGCTTTGTCGTACCCCTTTGTTGACTTATTTAAGATTGGATTGCAAAGCGGTTGCAGATATACCAAACGGGAAACATTGACGTTTTACAACGATATGTTCGACTATTGGGAGGCGCACCCGGACAAAACGCCCCGGATATATTGGAAAGATAGTTTTATAAGAGCGTCCGGGATTGAGCGGGAAACATTGCCCGGTTATTGTGTCCCGGCGAATTACGATTTATTCAACGAAAAATCAAACGAAAATGCAGTATAATAACAAAGATTATAAACCGAAATTGCACGACCGTTGGCGTGCATTAACCGTTAAAAACCCGTATGCAACGCAGTTGGTAACGGCGGCGTATGAGGACAACGGGATTGTTTACGGCGAAAAGTGTATTGAGGTACGCAGTAAAAACACGCCGTACCGGGGCGATTTAATGGTTTGTTCGTCCGCTAATCCGGTAATTGCCGGATATGAAAGCGGGGTAACGTTGGGGTTGGTTGAATTGTACGACGTTAAGCCCGTCGCCGAGTTTACCCCGGAAGATTGGGAAAATACCCGCATACCGCCGGAAAAACGCAAATCTATTACAAAGGGGTTCGGTTGGCTGATGCGGAACCCCCGCCGGGTTGTTGAGTTTCCAATTAAGGGGCAATTGGGTATCTATAATCTCGTATATACAAAAGGTTGTATTGTCGAATATCCTAAAGTTATGGTATTGGATAAAGAGGCATACAATAAAATAAAAGAAACGTATTAGTTTGTTGTATTATGGTTTAATATTATCTTTGCAAAAAAAAAGATGGAAAATTGGAAGTTTATAAACGCTAATTATGAAATTTCAGACAAAGGTAATATAAAGTCTGTAAATTATCGGGGAACGGGTAAAAGTGCGATACGAAAGCAATCTATTAGTAAAAACGGATATATGCGGGTAATACTATCAGATAATGGTAAAAACAAAACATATTTCGTTCATAGATTAGTTGCGGCGGCTTTCATTCCTAACCCGGACAATTTGCCGGAAATAGACCATATCGACGGCAACCGAGCCAATAACGATGCGACTAATTTACGTTGGTGTACGAGAAAGCAAAATTTGAATTATCAAAAAGCAATTAATAATAAACGTGAAACCATGAAGAAAGTAAATACATGGTTTAAGAAAACCGGAAAAGATAATCACAATGCAAAACCCGTTTATCAATATGATTTAGAGGGTAATTTTATAAAGAAATGGGATTGCATACATGATGCGCAAAGATGCGGTTTTAATCATGGAAATATTATTAGTTGCTGTAAGGGACGTTTAAAACATTATAAAAAATATATTTGGAGATATGAGTAAAAAACAGGTTGGAATTATCCGCAACAATGGCGACGTACATACGGCGCAAATTGGGTTCCATGCCGGACGGGTTGGCGTGTCTGTTTACGTCCGGGAATATTGGAAGTATAAGAGTTGGTTTGTTGTTCCCGGCGTGTCCGTGGATGCGGTCAACGGTTACGACCGTTACGTTGACATTGAGGCGAAAATATTGTTTGTCGGCATTGGCATACGGTTTATATGGATTAAAAGAAAGGTAAAACGATGAAAGCAAAGATTTTATTGTTATCTTTGGCAACGCTTTTGTTGGGGGCGTGCCAAAGCGAGAACGAACCAACAGAGGCATTTTATTTACTTCAAAAATCCGAGAGCATGGAAGAAAGAAACGAGTTTGTAACGAATACCACGGCGGCAATGATACAGATAAACGCCCCCCGGTATAATTGCGAGATTGTCGAAACCGCATTGGCGGGCGGCGATAGGGTACGAATTTGCGTAAAAGGCGCAAAGGAAGATTTGGACGCATTGTTTGACTATGTAAACGAAGCGGGCAAAGAATGAGAGTAAAGCAACCCGAACCGTTCGACCCAAACAGAGAATACCGCCCCGGCGAACGTTGCGTTTACCGGGGTATGGTATTGATTGCCGAGATATGGACGGCGGCGGATGCACGATTAGCCAACAACAATTCCACAATGTTTGCGCAACGTTGCGTTCGCTGCAAAATCAAAAGGGAAGATTGCCCCGGAATTGGTAGGCAATGCGATAAATTCCATAGGAGCGACCGGAAAACGATTTATTGGCGTTTGTTGCGTATCGTCGGGGGATTTAAGGGCGTCGAAACATTGGAATTTAATTATAACGGAACAATTGCCGGGGTTAAGGTTAAAGCCGCCCCGGATAGTAATAACGAATAAATTTTTAGAGCGATGAACAAACAAGTATTAAGCCCCTTTGATTGCGATATGTGCGCAATGATTGAGGACATAACAAAACAAGAAATTGAGGTTACGGCGTCCGATACCTCAATACGTTTGAGTTGGGCGCAAAATGGAAGCGAGGGAAACGATAAAGCCGAGGGACAAAGGATTGAGGCGTTAAAACAGGCAATCCGGGGACGATTGGGCGACCGTCTTATTGAGTTCTTTTATGACGATGGTAGGCAGTCGGTTTATATGAAGTACGACCCGGAGGAATACCCGGAGGAAATGCGCACCCGTTTAGTTGACCCGGACGCCACGGCGGGAACCCGGTATTGTCGCACCTTGTTAGAGGTTGACGCAATCCAATTTCGCCGGGACAATGTGGACGACGTGTTGAGGTTTACCGGAGGGGGAACCGTTGTAACGCCCCGCACACCGGACGGCAAAGCAATATTTTCTTTTCCCAATGGCAACGGCATATTCGTTGACGTGCCGGAAAGTTGGTATATTATCCGGGAATTGAACGGACGATTTACCGCACGCCCGGAAAAGGATTTTAAACGGGAATTTGAACCCAAAGGAACCCCCGCCGAGAATTACACGGAGCAACCAGCCCGTCCGGTTGTTGCTCAAATTGCCAATCTGTTTAATGAGTTGTTCGGAACAAATATTGCGTCCCGTTGCCGGAAAATGGAGGAAGAATTTAACGAGTACAAAGCGGCAGTTAAACACGCAATGCCCGAATTTGACGACCCCGGACGAATGAACGCCGTAATTGATGAATTGGCAGACCTTAACGCCGTCGTATTTCATTCCGCCGCAATATTAGGCATACCGCAACGGGATTTGTTGGAAATGGCATACGAAAAAGTAAAAGGACGCCAAACCGACCCTAATTATAAGCGGACGCACCCACACGAACCGAATAAAGGTTGCGGCGATTGTTCCAATTTCATGTATGAGGACGTAAACGGGAACGGTTATTGTGAGGCGTTCAAATCTGAACAAAGGTGCGGGAATTTACGTTGCCAAGAATATAAACCCAAAAAATAATAGAGCGATGATTAACAGAGAACAATTTATTAACGAGATTGCCGAGGTAGTAAACCGTAATTCAATGGAAAAGGCGTTTAATGATACCCCGGATTTTATTTTAGCCCGCATTGCGGTTGAAGCAATGGAAATGTTTACACGTGCAAGCGCACACCGGGACGATTACCACGGATTTAGAACGGCGGATTACGACCGGAAATATAAAGCGATTTGCGAAAGCGAAAAGAAAGCAAAGCCCGTGAACACTTGTAAGGGTTGCCCGCTTATCGACGTTTGCCCCGCCGTCCAAATGGAAAACCAACCGGAACGCAAAAGGGAGTACAAGAAACCGGAGGCGCACGATGTACCAAAAGAAGTGGAAGCAATGGCGGCTTTCTTTGCTGATATGTTCCCCGGTTCAGAAATACAAATCCAACGGGTCGATTTGAAAAAGAACCCCCGAAACAAACGCCGGGCAAAGAACCAACGAAAGAACCGAAAAGGAGGGCGCAACAATGAAAGATAATTGTAAGAACCCCCGTATGATGTTTGCTAATCCTAACATTTGCATTATTTGGGATGAAAGATTAAGAGAATGGCGATGCACAACCGCCGACCGGATATTATCCGGGTTAATGGGTAACTATCAAAGCGCAAAAGCATGAAAGCAAAAAATAATTGCCCGGATATAATTCCGAATATGCCGACCGAATGCGCCCCGGATAATCGACGCCCCGAAAAGATATGCGGAACGTGTCGATATTTCAACCCGGAATTTCCGGTAAATGGAAAGCCCGCCCCGGTATGTTTGGCAATAAAGGAAATGAAAGGGGGAACGGAATACACCAACCCCCGTGGAACGCAACATTATTTTCGTTGCTCAAATGGGAGATACGAAAACGGTATAGGACAATAGGCAATAAGCCCCGGAAACAATCGCCGGGGTTTTGCCGTTTATATACATGAGATAACAAACGTTTGGCAATGCACCGGAAAAGCCGTAAATTTGCCCGTGGTTGAAAGATAACCATTAAGACGATAAAAGTATTGAGTTAATAACAAAAGCCTCTTAAAATGGAAATTCCCCACAAATAACTTGCAAACGAAAAACATTTATTATCTTTGCAAAAAAAAGATATGGAAGTTTGGAAAGATATATCCGGTTTTGAGAATTACCAAATATCCAATTATGGTAATGTAAAAAGCCTCAATTATGGAAGAACTGGAAAAAGTAAGTTGCTAAAGCCAACAGTAAGCGGTAAGGGCTATTTGCAGGTAAGGTTATATAAGTCCGGCAAACTAACTGCATTAATGGTACATAGATTAGTTGCAATGGAATTTATTCCAAATTCAAATAATTGGAAACAAATAAATCATAAGGACGAAAACAAGTTTAATAATAATGCCAATAATTTGGAGTGGTGCGATAATCAGTATAATAATACATATAACGGCAAACATAATAAAATTGCTAAAGCTGTAATACAACGTTCAAAAGCCGGAAACGAAATTGCCCGGTATAAATCCATAAGGGAAGCGGAAAGAAAAACGGGAATAAAAAATATAACGATTACCCGATGTTGTAAAGGAGTATATAAAACGGCGGGCGGCTATGTATGGGAGTACGATTTGACAGCAAAGGAGGTTTGACTATGAAAAAGAGAAAGAAGCCATTAGGCTATAATAAACGTTCCGAGGAACAACGAATTTACGACATTCGGTTTTGTTCCGATTTGTTTTTGCGTGGGTATTCGTACCGGGAAATTGCGGACGCATTGAACCGGGATTTGTCCGCGCGTGGAATGGGTTATACAATAACCTTTCAAATGGTTTATTACGATTTGCAACAATGCCTTATTGAGTGGAAACGGGAACGGTTGGATAATATCGACGAATACGTTACGCAGGAATTGCGCAAATTGGATAAAATGGAGCAACAAGCATGGGAGGCGTGGGAAGCGTCGAAAACCGGAAAGATGCGCACCAAAGAGAAAACCAACAAAGGGCGACCAATCAAAACCGATGCCGAGGACAGCGACCCGGAATATTACGGGTACAATGAAACCGCAACCGAAACGTCCGCCGGGAACCCCCGGTTTTTGGATTTGCTTTTGAATATCCAACAACGCCGGGCAAAGATGTTAGGGTTTGACGCACCCGTTAAAATTGAGATACCCGGATATAACGCCACGACCGACGACGATAAACTAAAGTACGACGTTAAGGCAATCCCGGACGATATGTTGTTTGCTTTGGCTGATAAATTGCAGTCCGCCGAATATCAAAAGGCATTGTTGGAGAAAGGAGGGGCGCAATAATGGCAAAGAGAATAACCGCACCCCGTCCGGGAACCAAGCAACCGGAATGGCAAACCGAGATTTGCGATACGTGCCGTTTTTCCGAATGGATAACGGACGACCATAGACACCGGGATTTAAACGGGAACCCGATTTGTTTACGTTGCCCGCATTACGAATTTTACATTGTCCGAGGTCGCCGGGCGTGTTCTAAATGGGAGAAAGGAGCAAAGCAATGAACAACGAACAATTATTGCAGATGTACGACGCAATCCGGCAACAACCGGATTTGCTTGTTAAAGCCGCCGCCCGTAAACGCCTTATCAACTTTGCCCGGTATATGCAACCGGATTTAGTATTAGAGCCGTTCCACGTCGTTTATTATACGTTGTTGGATATGTTTGCGCACGGCAAAATACGAAAGATGATTGTGCAACAACCGCCCCAACATGGCAAATCGGAGGGGTCGAGCCGTAAATTACCCGCATTTATGTTGGGGTTAGACCCCGACCGCAAAATATGTATCGGTTCGTATGCGGCGACAATCGCACGGGATTTTAACCGGGACGTTCAACGAATAATCGACACGCCCCGGTATCGTGAATTATTCCCCGGCACGTACTTAAATGGGTCAAACGTCGTAACAATGGCTAATACCTATTTGCGCAATTCCGATGTTATCGAAATGGTAGGGCGTAAGGGGTCGTTGCGTGTCGTCGGTCGTGGCGGTTCGCTGACGTCTAAAACCGTGGACGTTTCGATATTGGACGACGTGTATAAGGATTACGCCGAGGGTAACAGTCCGATAGTACGGGCGGCGGCGTGGAAATGGTACACGACCGTTGTACGCACCCGTTTACACAACGATAGTCAAGAATTGATTGTATTTACCCGTTGGCACGACGACGATTTGATAGGGCGCATTGAAAAGAGCGGCGAAACGATTATTGATGTTAAGTGTTGGGCGGATTTAGAGAACGTAACGCCGGGGGCGTGGGTGCGCATAAATTTTGAGGGATTGAAAACCGGGGAACCGACCGAGATAGACCCACGGGAACCGGGGGCGGCATTATGGGAAAGCCGACACAGTAAGCAAAAGTTGGAAGCGCAAAAAGCATTAGACCCGGTACAATTTCAATGCCTCTATCAAGGCAACCCCGGTTCCGCCGAGGGTCGATTATATCAACCGTTCAAAACATGGGTTGAAAAATCCGATTACGGCACGTACATACGTTCCGGCGCATACATAGATGTTGCCGATGAGGGGGACGACCTTTTGTTTGCCGCCACGTATGACGTTTATAAATCGGACAACATGATTTTCAACGAGAAAACAAAGCGTATGGAACCGTTGTTATTTGCTTTAATTACGGATATGGAAATGACGGACGAAAATACGGACGTTACAACCGTAACCGTTCCGGCAATGATTAACAGGAACGGCACGCAAAAAGTATGGGTTGAGAGTAACAACGGCGGTGCGGGTTACGAAAAGGTTATTAAAAAGAAAATGCGGGCAATGACAGACCCGTTTTATCAAGGCGGCAATAAGGAAAGCCGGATAATTACGGCGTCCGCAATGGTAAATCAAAGTATTATTATGCCGTTCGGTTGGGAAACCCGGTACAAAGCGATTTACGACCATGTTACCACCTTTTTGCGCAATTTCGATGCGAACACGCACGACGACCCGGAGGACGGATTAACCGGGATTTACGAAAAAGAGATTGCCGACGGTAATATACAACCATACGCACACGCAAACCGGGGCGTTAAACGTCGTAACTAACAATTTAATTGAGATATGCAAGTTTATAACGGAAAAAGTTTATAACTTTGCAACGTAGAAGTAATACAGAGGGCAAAGGGACAGCCCAACGAGGTAACAAATGTAATTTTTAACGTTAAAATTTAAAGAGTATGATTACTTGTAAGTGTCCGGCGGCGGCTTCATTGCCCGATATTCCCGCCGTAAAATGCGCCGAAAGTTTCGGGCAAATCCAAAAGGTAGCGTTTCAACGTCTAACCAAAGACGATGGAAGCAAAAACAGTTTTACCACGGAAAAGGCAATTACTTTGCTTGCATCATGGACGCCGTTATTGTCGGCGGCTAATAGCACAAAAATTGTTGTTTCCCCGTATATCCAAGCCCCGACCAACGAAGCCGGAGCCGCCCGAACCTTTGGCGGCGGTAACGAAACATTGGGAGGCGTTGAGGAAATTATAGGGCGTGAACCGAACCCGTTCACGGGCGTAATGCGTAAAATCCCCCAATCAGTAATTAAGGCAATGAAAGAATTGCAATGCGAAAGTTGGGCGGACAATTTGGGCGTCTATCTGTTTGATGAAAACGGAAGTATTGAAGCTATTCAAGACGAAACGACCCCGACAACGTATTATCCTATTCCAATTCGTTCTTTGTTCATTGGCGACAAAACGCATGGCGGATTGGAAGCCCCGGACGGCAACGCAATACAATGGGCGTTTTTACCGAACTATTCGGACGACCTCACAATTGTAACCCCGGATTTCAACCCGCTAACCGATTTGAAACCCGCAAACGGTTGACGATATGGCGGCAAAGGTTACAAAGGTTAAATTAGTTTGTCCGCCGCATGGTTTAACCGAGGAATTGGAGATTAAGCACGCCGAAAGGTTGTTGAGGATGCCAAACAACGGCGGTTGGCAGTTACCTAAAGACAGCGATTTTAAATTTACCAACGACAATGGGATTGAGTATAGACGAAATAAAAAAACGGATAACGGAGCCGAAAAAGCGCAAAACGATAAATAAGGCTATTTATCACCAACAGCGCATTAATTTTCACGCCCGCACCCGTATAACGTCGTTTGACATTTGCCAACCGATTACGGATTTTATGGCATTTGTTTCTAACCTATTGCCGCATGACAAATTTAAGATGTTCAAAACATTGTTCCGTTACCCCGTTAAAACAAACGAGGTAACGGGCGTTTGTTTTGATAAGTTGAGCCGGATTTTTGACGGTCGTAACCCGGCGTTCAATTATCAATTCCAAAACCCGGAACAACGGGACGATTGGGAATATTACCGCCAAGACGTATTACACGAACCGGAAATTTGGAGTACGAAAGGTTGGGAGTTTTTCCAAACAGAAATAAACAGCGTTCTAATTGTCGATATGCCGAGCGAACAAAACCCCGGCGACAAATACCCGCAACCGTATTTCTATTGGTTGCCTATTGCGTCCGTGATTGATTACAGAGCTAACCCAACGACGGGGGTAATGGATTATATCATTTTCAGACAGGACGGGGAACGTATCGCAGTTATTGACGACGAACGTTATAGGGTATTCAGAGAGGACAAAAACCATAATATCGGCGAATTGTTGGTTGATAACCCGCACGACGTCGGTTATTGTCCCGCCCGTTTCTTTTGGAACGAACCGTTGAGCCTATCAGAACCCGACGTTAAACAATCCCCGCTAACAAAGCAATTGGAGGCGTTGGATTGGTTTTTGTTTTACCATATCAGTAAGCGACATTTAGACTTATACGGCGCATATCCGATTTATTCCGGGTATGAACAAAGTTGCGATTTCAGTAACGGCGAAAATGGCGATTATTGCGACGGTGGGTTTTTGAAAGACAAACAAGGGTTTTATAAATTGGATGCCGCCGGGCTTTTGATGCGTTGCCCCAAATGCGGGGATAGTCGCATTAATGGCGTTGGTTCGTTCGTGGAAATACCAATACCGGACGGGGATAAACAACCCGATTTGCGTAACCCGGTGCAAATGCTAACCGTTGACCGTGGGAGTTTGGATTATAACGTTGAGGAAGAAAACCGCCTAAAGAATGACATTATTACGTCGGTTGTTGGAACCAACGAGGAAATAACCACACGGGACGCATTGAACGAGCAACAAATACAGGCGAATTTTGAAAGCCAAAGCACGGTTTTAAACCGAGTAAAGAAAGGATTTGAGGCGGCGCAACAATTCGTCGATGAAACCGTTTGCCGTTTGAGGTATGGCGGTTTGTTCGTTTCTGCAAAAGTCAATTACGGCACGGAGTTCTATTTATCCAACGCAACGGAGTTACGGGAACGTTACAAAGTGGCAAAGGAAAGCGGCGCAAGCGAGGCGGAATTAGACGCATTACAAAACCAAATTATCGAAACGGAATACCGGAACAATCCAACCCAATTGCAACGTATGTTGACGTTGGCGGAATTGGAGCCGTACCGACATTTAACCCGTAACGAGGTATTGGATTTGTACGGCAAACAGATTATCAGCGAAAACGATATGCGTATAAAGTTGAATTTTGCTAACTTTGTACGCAGATTTGAGCGTGAATATTTGAACGTGTTAGAGTTTGGGTATAATATGCCGTTCAACTCTAAGATAAATTTTATAACAAATAAATTTAATGATTACGCAAATGAACACAATGTTAAGTAGTGAGGTTTGGCAGGATATACAAGGTTATTCCGGCATATACCAAGTTAGTACATTAGGACGTATTCGTAGTTTGAAAAAAGGGAAAATCAAATTACTAAAGCCTTATATCAACAATATGGGTTATGCTGTTTTATCTTTATATGCTAACCATAAACAAAAAACATATCATGTTCATAAATTAGTTGCTGATACATTTTTAGTTAGAATTGACGGCAAAAATTATATAGACCATATCAACGGCATTAAAACGGATAATAGAATTGATAATTTACGTTGGTGTACTCAAAGAGAGAACATTAATTTTGAATTATCAATCGCTAACCGAAAACATGCAATGCGTAAAGCGTGTGGAGTTTCTGTTAATCAATATGATTTAAGCGGTAATTATATTGCTACTTATGCAACATTAACAGATGCTCAAACGATTACAGGGGTTGCGTATCAAAATATACGTGCGTGTTGTATTGGTAGATATAAAACAGCCGGAAAGTATATTTGGAAGTTTAACAAATAAATTAAAGCTATGCGAGTGAAAGTAAGCGAGGGCAAAACTAAAGACGTTGCGATTATCGACGTTACGCCCGAAAATTACATTGTCCCCGACAATGAGAAACATTTGTATCATTGCGTTATCGAAATTAAGAAATTCGACAGCGAAACGGGCAAACGGTTATCAATTCCCCGTATTCAGAAGTTCGGCAAAAAGGGTTATGAAAATAGCATTGCCGACAATCTGAAAAAGCAGGGTTACACGATTACCGTATTGCACGACCCCAACGAGTACATGAAAGCCAAAGCCGAGGCGGACGAAAAGGCAAAGGCAGAAAAAGCCAAAGCCAACGCCGAGAAAGCCGCCGCCGATGCCAAAGCGAAAGCCGAGGCGGACGCCAAAGCCCGTGCCGAGGAAAAGGCAGCATTGAAAGCCGAGATTTTGGCAGAACTGAAAGCGGCGGGAGTTATCCCGGCGGAACCCGCCAAAGAAACCAAAGCCGATGCAAAGGCAAAGGCAGAATCCGAGGACAAACCCGGAGCGAAAAAGTAACAGAGTATTAAATCATTAAAAAAAACATTATGGCACAGATTGCACAGCAGGACAATTTGGTTATTGAAGTAACAACAACCGCCGCCGCATTGGATGGCGCAACAAAGAAAAAGTTGATTGAATGTATTGAGGGCGGAACAATTACCGACGTCATTTTGGTAACAAAAGAGGTTGAAAAGAAAATCAGCTATGCACGTGTTGTTAGTTGGTTGGTTGACACAACCAGTAATTCGCCAAAATACACAATTCATATTATTAACGCAAACAGCGGAGAAGTAGCAGCAATCGCACTTAATTAATTCAAAGGGAAAGAATTATGTTAACGAGAGAAATTTTAGTTGCAAATGCGGCATTAGCCGGATTAACCGACGAACAAATTGCGGCAATTACAACATTGTCCGCCAACGACGAAAATAGCGTTATCGCCAAAAAGACGGGCGAAATTTACGGCGGATTGGATGCCGATATTTTGGCGGTGTCCGGTATCGCAAAGAACGGAACCGAAAAGACGTTTGATTACGCCAAACGAGTATTAACCGAGTTCAAAACCAAAGTTGAGGGCGCAAACGGTCTGCAATCACAGATTGACAGCCTAACCAAAGAAAAGGCACGTTTGGAAAAAGCCATTGCCGACGGTGCGACGGATGCGGAAACCGCAAAGGCATTGAAGCAAGCAAAGGCAGATTTGCAAAGCGTTACGACCCAATACAACGACCTCAAAAGCAAATACGATGAAGCCGAACAAACCCACACAAAGGAAGTGTTTGGCATTTGTGTTGAAACGGCATTGCAGACAGCAACCGCCGGGTTGAAGTTTAAGGCAGGATTGCCGGAAAGCGCAACAAAGGTTTTGTTGGGTCAAGCAATCGAAAAAATTAAGGGTATGAACCCGGAGTTTATCGACGACGGCAAAGGCGGCAAAATGTTAGCGTTTAAGGACGAAAACGGCGCAATCATGCGCAACCCGAACAATCAGTTGAACCCGTACACCCCCGGCGACCTTTTGACCCGTGAATTGGAAACAATGGGTATTTTGGATAAAGGACGCCAAGCGGCGGGCGGCGGAACGGGCGCACCAACCGGAGCCGGGGCGGGCGGTAATGTTACCGTTGACATATCCGGCGCAAAAACGAGGGTTGAGGCATACGACGCAATCGCAAGCACTTTGCAACAACAAGGTTTGCAGATTGGAACGGCTGAATTTGACGCCGGAATGAAACAGGCATGGCAGGATAACAATATTGCCGCATTGCCGGAAAAGTAAAAGACAACACGGGTAAAGGGTAAACCCGCATTTATAAACAATTAAATTTTAAACGTATGAGTTTAATAGCAACGAGAGTACAAAATTGGCGGATAGAGAACCCGGAGTTAGACCGTAATATGTTCCGCCCGTGTGAGTACGGCGCATTGGATTTCTTTATTGAGCAAACCAACGCCCCCAACTCAATCATTAGCCCTAATTTGAGAGATAGGGCGTTAGTAAGTATCGGCAACACGGTACAAGTACCGGTTATCAATTATGACGAAAACGTACAAGTTAGCAACGTGCGTTCATGCGTTATTGCTGATAATGAAAATACGTCCGCATTGGTAACGCTTGTTTGGGCTACTTATGCAATCGGGTTTACAATGGTTCCGGCGGCATACTCAAACAATGAGATTTCGTACCAACACGATTTTATGCGTAAAATGGAGAAAACAACCCGTGCGTTGGCGGATGCTTTGGATAAAGGAGCCGTTGCCGCATTGGAAGCGAACAAAACGCAGATTTTCAAAACTTCGCTCAACTACAAGCGGACCGGAAACGTGTTACAAGTTCCAACCCAAATGGCAACCGAGATTTTGGGCGACATTAACCCAATCATGCGGGCGAATTGTTACCCGGAATATATCCACCTTATCGCAAATGCGGGGGTTGATAGCCTAATTCGTAAGTTGGCGCAACATGACGTTTACAACGACGTTAATAAGCGCATGGAATACGACAACAAAGTATTGCATTATACTAACAACGTAACAGACGAAGCGGGTAAAATGGGAACAATGTTTGCCGTTGCCGATGGAAACGTTGGTATCTTAACCCGTGTTGACCGTGAGGCATACCGCCGCACCCGTGCGAATTTCCACGAATGGGACATTGTACGATTGCCGTACATTGATTTGCCCGTTGGTTCGCATTATTATACCGCCGTGGGCGACCAATCGGCGATTATGGGCGACGCAACCGCCGATTTGACGTGTGCGGTTAAGGAGTATTTCGGATTTAGCGTTGATGTTGCCTACATGGTAGCATATAACAGCAAACCGGAAACCGTGGCAAATCCGATTATCAAAGCCGAGATTGCAGCACGCAATCCGAACGAACCGTTAGGAATGCCCGTATATGTAACCAACGCCGGGGAATTTCCCGCCGGGGGTGCAGGCGCATAAGCCGGAAAACGGAACAATTATTTAACCGAGGGGATGGGGTGGTTATCCCCACCCCCTTTTTAATTCGTTGATATGGAGACTTGGAAAGTAATAAACGATTTCCCTAATTACGAAATAAGTAATTTCGGAAATATACGCAATAAAACAAAATTGCTTAAAATAGTTCCAAATAAACAGGGCTATAACATTGTAGTGTTATGTAATGGTATTCGTAAAACAATAAACGTTCATCGTTTAGTTGCGGCGGCTTTTGTCCCCAATCCCGAAAACAAACCATGTGTTGACCATATCGACGGCGACCGAGCCAATAACCATGCGGACAACTTGCGTTGGGTGACAGCAAAAGAAAATTGTAATAATCCAATAACAAAATCACGCCTAAATAAAAAGATTGGCGGATATATGGTCGGGAGATTAGGCGGATTGCACCAACGAGCAAAACAAATTGCGATGTATTCCATTTGCGGCGATTTGATAAAAACATTCTTATCAGTAAAAGACGCACAACGGGAAACGGGTTTAAATGATAGTAATATTGTTAAATGCTGTAAGGGTATAAAAAAGACTTGCGGCGGTTATATTTGGGCTTATGTATAGACTTAAAGAAATACAGGACGCATTATTGCACGTCGTCGGGTGGGAACAATCATACGACCCGGCAAAGGCGATAGACGACAATTTAACGCAGACGGAAAGCGGGTTATATTTTCAAGGGGCGCACCCGCTTGTAACGTTGGATAATATGGCGGCAATCGTCCCGGATAATTGGGGTTTTCAATACCCGGTTTGGAACGATACAAAGGAATGGAAAGCCGGAACCGTGGTACAATACGCCAACGATGCGGCGGGCAAACCCTTGTATTGGGTCGCTTTGGTTGATAACGTCGCCGAGGTTCCCGCCGAGGGTTCGACCTTTTGGGAGAAATACAATATATTGTCCGACTATTTGGAGCGTTTGACCCGCAACGGAATTTCCACAGCGGTACAAACGTTTACCCAAATAAAGGGGTTGGATAAGGAAACAAAGAACCTATTGGAACGGCGCACGTTCTTTGACGGTGCGGGGCGTATCAGAGCAACCCAACCGAACGCACATAAATTGGTCGGCTTTGAAATAATCCCCGTCCGGGCAATGGGAGTTACCGCCCAAATACACCGGGTTGGCTTACAAATGACGGGCGGAACCGGGATTGTGAAATTGTACCTTTTCCATAGTTCGCAAATTGACCCCGTAAAAACGTTTGATTTGAATTTTACGTTGACAAATGGCGGCTTTCAATGGTTTACGTTGGAAGATTGTTTTTTGCCGTATATAAGCGACGCAAACAACGCCGGGGGTGCGTGGTTCCTTTGCTACAATCAAGACGATTTGCCCGCCGGAATGCAAGCAATTAACGTGTCGAAAGATTGGAGCCGGGAACCGTGCGGAACGTGTACCGGGTACGGCAATATTGAGGCATGGCGGCAATTGACAAAGTATTTGCAGATTTCCCCGTTTATGTACAACGCCCCGGAAACATTCGCCGAATACCCGGAGTTGTGGGATATAGCCTATACGATGTACACTAATACGCTGAATTACGGGTTGAATTGTGAAATAACGGTGGGTTGCGACCTAACCGATTTTATCGTTGAACAACGGGCGATATTCCAAACGGTAATACAACGCCAAGTTGCGGCAATCGCTTTGCGCACGTTGGCAATGAACCCCAACGTAAGGGTAAACCGGAACCAATCCAACGCCTCTAAAATGGAAATATTGTACGAGTTGGACGGGAATGTTGAGGGACGCCCCGGCGGTTTGGGTTATGACCTTAAAAAAGCGTTTGAGGCTTTGCGATTAGATACGCAAGGGATTGACCGTATTTGTTTGAGTTGCAACAACCGGGGCGTTAAGTACCGGACAACGTAATTGCATTATGGCGGGGTTACAATCAATAATTGATTTACGCAACCGGGTTAATACGTTTAACGACGGGTTGACGTCCGGGTTGATTATACGGGAAATAATCGACGACGGAATGACAACGGCGTTTATCATTGATGCCAACGCCGAGGAACAATTATTTGAACAAGGTATTAACCGATTGGGCGTTGACATAATGGATTATCGACCTTATACCCCGCTAACAATAGCCATTAAGGAGGAAAAGGGACAACCGACGAACCGGGTAACGTTACGGGATGAGGGCGATTTTGAGAGTAGTTTTTATTTGGAAGTCGGCGACAAACAATTTGAAATTAAGGCGTCGGATTTCAAGACGGAAGATTTGATAAAAAAGTACGGGCGGCAAATATTGGGATTGACGAACGAAAACATTGCTAAACTGATTTGGCAATACGTTTACCCGGATTTGCTAACCAAAGCAAAAAAAACGATATACGGAAATGGATAGAGTACCGATTATAAAGAACCCGGAATTATTCGACCGGGTTATTGCAAATATTCAAAAGGGATTGGCGGACGGGTTGCCGTGGCTTAATTATTCCTTTGGACGTTCGGAACGGTTGGTTAAGTCCATACAAGGAAAACGATATTACACGCCCAATATTTACGTCGGCGGCAATGAATATATGTTGATTGCCCCGGATAGTAATATAGGGAATTTTTCGTTTTTCGTGTTGGACGACCCGCAACAAATTGATTGGTTCCCCGGCGAACAAAACAAATATACAACGCCGTTTTCGGTTATCTTTTGGTTTGATATGCGCACGATAACCAACGACCCCAACAACCGGAATACGGAGGCGGTCAAACAACAAATCATGCGGGTATTGAATGGCGGTATTTGGTTGCGTTCCGGTTCCATGACAATAAACAGAGTGTACGCAAAGGCGGAAAACATATTTGCCGGGTTCACTTTGGACGAAATAGATAACCAATTTTTAATGCACCCGTTCGCCGGGTTCCGGTTTGCCGGGGAATTGGGAATTGATGAAACGTGTTTAACTGATTAAAACAAAGTGTATGCAAGCATTTTTATTTTATACGGTCGTGGTTGCTTTGGTTGCTGCATTCGGTTTGACCTTGTTACGCAAATGGCAGGTTATCGAATGGGTACAAGTCCACGGCAACGAGTTTTTCGCAAAGATGTTTAATTGCGATTTCTGTTTGTCCTTTTGGGCGGGGGTTGCTTTGGCAATCCTTTTGGCGTTTATAACCGGGAACCCGACGTTGTTGTTGGTTCCCTTTTGTTCCACAATGATAACCCGTTTTTTGCTATGAAAACCGTTAAGATAGGAGAACGAACCGTTGAGATATACGACGCAATCGACGAATTGCCGATGTTGCGATTTCATAAGTACAATAAAATGTTGTTAGTTGATGCCGGGATTGGTTCCGATTTGCAGGATTTCGACACGCATATTGAAAAGGCGATAAGATACGCCCGGAGTAAAACCCCCGAATTGGCGGCAATCGAATTGGATAATATGCGGCAAAACGTGTATTTCATTCAAACCGGAATAAGCCCAAAGCATTTGGCGTTTGCCGTGTTGGTTAAATCAATCGACGGGGAACCGTACAACGATTTATCCGACGATGGATTGCAAAAGGTCGTCGATATGTTCGGCGATGTTCCCGTTAAAGAGTTGACCGCCCAAATGGAAGCGGTCAAAAAAAAAATAGATGAAGAATTGCAAATGTATTTCCCCCGGTTGTTCGACGATGCGACGGTTAAAGAGTATTACGACGAATTGCGCAACCGCACAATGTTAATGTTGGATGCGATTATAAACGGCGATACAGAGGACAAACGGGCGGAAATTGATAAAATAACGACGATGTTGTTGTTGTACAATCGCCCGGTTGTTTTTAGTGGTTCCGATAACATGGAAATTCAGTACGATAAACAGTTTGAGAATATGTGTTTAACCATATCCCAACATTTGCACGTGCCGGAGCCAAAGAAATACACCGTTTTAGAGTATTACAACGCATTTGAGCGGATAAAGGAGTTGTTGAAACCAACCAAAAATAAAAACGGCGTCAAATAAGGCGATTTGCGGCGTTGTTTTTCTTTGATTGATTAACTACATGGAAAAGAAAAGATAATTTAATACGGGGCAAATTGCCCGCAAATAACGTTAAGTATGGCAGATAATAACAACCCAATAAAATATAGCGACCTTGTAAAGCCCGACGATAGTATTACAAAGTTGATTGCGCAATTAGACCAATTAAGCGACGCATATATGAATACGTTGCAAAATATCAAGTCGGAAGCAATAACGGTTAAGGCTGCATTGGAGGGCGTAAGCGGGGCGACCGAAAACGGACGTAAGACAATCCGGGGGGCGTCGAACGATACCGACAAATTGACACGGGCGGCACGGGATTTGGCATTTGCGGAAAGCGAGAACGCAAAGCGATTGGCGGAATTGAAGCAAGCCCAAAAGGAGGCAAACGAGTTGAACAAATTAACGACCCGGTTAAATCAGTCCGCCGAGGGTTCATATAATCGTTTATCCGCTCAATACTCAATCAATAAAATATACCTCAATAACATGACGGTTGAGGAAAGGGAGGCGACCGAAGAGGGGCGCAAATTGGTTGCAGAAACAAAAGCGATTTACGAGGAAATGAAGCGATTGCAGGAAGCAACCGGGAAAACGTCCCTAAACGTCGGTAACTATTCCGACGCCGCAAAAGGTTTGACGACCCAAATAGAGAACCAAACGAAACAATTAGCATTGTTACGATTGGAGGGCAAACAAGGAACCGCCGAATATCAGCAATTGAGCAAAGAAACCGCAATATTACGGGATGCGGTCAAGGATGCAACCGCCGAGATTACCCGGATGGCGTCCGATACGTCCAATTTGGATGCCGTGTTGAGTTTTGCGGCGGGTGCGTCCGGTGGGTTTGCTGCATTTACCGGGGCAATGGAGTTGTTCGGGTCTGAAAGCGAGGAAGTGCAGGAAGCGCAAAAGAAATTACAGGCAGCAATAGCCATTACAACCGGGGTTCAAGCCATACAAAACGCAGTACAAAAACAATCTGCAATCATGTTGGGTATTTCCCGGCTACAAATGGCTGCATTGAGCAAAGCGCAAGTTTATAACCGCCTTGTTACCATGCAAGGAACAAAGGCAACGTTGGCGGCTACCATTGCGCAAAAGGCTTTCAATCTGATTGCCGCCGCAAACCCGTATGTTCTTTTGGCATTGGCATTGGTTACGGTTGTAGGGGCTTTAGTTCTGTTTGCCTCTAATACCGACAAATCGGCAAAGAACCAACAAAAACTTAACGAGGCGCAAAAGGTTTGGTTGGATTATCTGGAAACCGAGGCAACCGAAATGAACCGAGTTAGCAACGAACGTGTCGCCCAATTAAACCGGGAATTAAATATTGCCAAAGCCCGCAACGCTTCATTGTCCGAAACCCGAAAGATTGAGGACGAAATATTAGCCGAGCGCACAAAGGCACACAATAAAAGCGTTGGTTTTTACGGTCAAGAATTAGACGATTTGGAAGCGAACCGGGCAAAGTTGAAACAACTAAACGATATGTTGGTACAACTCAATAACGCCAAAGCCCGTGGAGATAAGAAAGTTTATATTGATGTTGATTTAGACGGCAAAATTGATAAAGTCAAGGTTGACGAAGCGATAGAAGCCGTGCAGGGTCAAATAGATAATACCGGGCGGGCGGTTGACATTGCCGTTAATCTGAAAACAGAGGGGGCGGATTTGGACGCCGAAAGAAAAATATTAGCCGCCCAACGCTTACAAGAAAACCGGGACGCCGCCAAAGCCGAAACCGACATATTACGGAAAGCCGAGGACGCCCGGATTGCTTTAATTATAAACACGTTCGACCAACAACGGGCGCAACGCCAAGCCGCCAACGCCCGTGCGATTGCTGATATACAATTGCAGTTGAGAACGGAAACCAATTTAACGCTTAAGGCACGCAAAGCATTGAACGACCAAATTGTTTTATTACGGGAACAATTGGCGGTTGATATGGTAGATATTGCCAACCAACAACGGGCGGCGGAATTGTCGGCACAACGGGCAACGCAGGATGCCCAAATTGCATTAATGGCAGAGGGGGCGGAAAAGCAACGGGAACAATTGCGGGTTGAGTATGAAAGGCAGATACAAGACATTAACACCCGGTTAGAAACCGAGCGGGGATTAACTGAAACACAAGTTGCCGAATTACTCAACCAACAATTACTTTTGCAACAACAATACGCAAAAAGTTTGGGCGAATTGAACAACCAAATTACAATCGACCAAATGCAAGCCGCCGCCGACCGGACGCAATTACAATTAGACGCCGCCCGTGAGGGTTCGCAGGAGGAAATAAATTTGCGCATTCAGTTGTTGCAGCAACAACGGGCAATTGAATTGGCGCAAAATAGACAATTAGCCGAGGACGTCCGCCAATCTGAAAAGGACATAAACGCCAAATACGATGCCGAGGTATTGAAGCAAACGACCGAGTTAAACCAACAACGGGCGTTAATGCTTTTCGACCAACAACAAGCGTTAGAGGCGTCCGAGTTTGATTTAATCCGTAATTCCGAGGAACGCAAAACCCGGTTCCGGTTGGCACAAGAAAAGGCACGGTTGCAAAAGATTTTAGAGTTGAACAAAGCGGCGGGCGTTAAAATGACGGATGCCGAGGTTAAGACAATCGAAAATACCATTGCGAAAATCAACCAAGAAATTGAGAAAAGCAAAGGCGACGAACGGGGAAACGATATTTACGGGTTGTTTGGGCTGAATTTGGACGACGACCAAAAGGAGGCAATAAGTACGTCCGTTTCCTTTGCTATTGAGCAATTAAATAGTTTTTTGGATGCAAAGGTACAAGCCGCCGACGCCGCCGTTTCCGCCGCCGACAAAGAGGTTGACGCAAGCCAACGCCGATTAGATGCGGAATTAGAGGCACGGGCGAACGGTTACGCCAATAACGTAGCAATGGCACAAAAGGAGTTAGACCAAGCCAAAAAGAACCAAGAAAAAGCCCTAAAGGAGCAACAAAAGGCGCAAAAGGCACAACAAGCAATCCAAACAATCCAACAAATCGGAAACCTTGTAACGGCGACCGCTTTGATTTGGTCGCAATTAGGGTTCCCGTTTGCAATCCCGGCTATTGCGATAATGTGGGGTTCCTTTGCCGCCGCCAAAATTAAAGCCGCCCAATTATCCAAATCCGCCAACGCCGGGGGTTCGGAAAGTTACGGCGATGGTACGGTTGAAATGTTGGCGGGCGGTTCCCACCAATCCGGGGACGATGTGGATTTAGGAACAAAACCGGATGGAACTCGGAGGCGTGCCGAGGGCGGGGAATTTTTCGCCGTTATCAATAAACGTAATTCCCGGAGGTTCCGCCGGATAATTCCGGACGTAATTAATAGTTTGAACCGGGGAACGTTCGCCCAAAAATACCTTAACGCCTATAATACCGACGGCGTTAATGTAACGGTTCAACAAAACAACGCCCCGGATTTGCGAGATTTGAAAAACGATGTAAGGGAGATTAAAGAACAAAACCGCCGCCGTCGTTACGTCGATGGCAACGGTAATGTTATTGAGGTTTACAAGAATTTGACACGTAAAATTAAAAATTGATATGAACCCGATTTATAGACATTCATTTGTAAATGCGTTTTTAGCGAACGGGGCGATAAGTAACACAACCGGGAACATAAACGGGAATAATACAAATTTCTATTATACCCGTACTTTTGTCCCGGTTGGGAATGTGTACCCCCGCAAATTGTTTCAGAATTACACCCCGCAAGCCGGGGGCGCATTTTACGATAGCAATAAAAAGATTATCGGCGGTTGGGGAA